ATATCAACATCCATTTTAGCGGCGAACCACAGCATCCAGTCCCCACGCTCGCACTCAGCCCAGGCTTGCTTCAGGGTTCGCTCGCCCACCCACTCGACGGCTTCCGAGCAGGCATTCATTTCAACAAGGCGTTCTTTAAATGTTTTCATCGGTTATCCACTGGTTTACGGTCGTATGTGTATTCTTTTATAAACCTCGTCACTACCCAAGTCATCGAACGTCCCTCAGATTTTACCCTTTCTTTGAAGTCGTTCTTAAGGCGTTCATTTAATTCAACTACCAATCGATCTGTATCTGTCGTTTCGGTCATTTTATAATAGTGTTGTTTATAATCTTATTACAATCTATGTACATCATATGACAGATGCAAGCGATAGATCAAATTTAATTTACTGTATTATTTCCACCTGAAACCCCGCCTCTAAAAGCTCTAACTGCTTTTCTGAAAGCGGGGGGTGTGGCGGGTATTCTATTTCGGTTTCACGGTCCAATTCGAGTTCGGGGTACTTTGCTTTTATCTTGCTGTACAGTTCTTCAGGACTCATAAGAATTCAGGTTCTTTTACAAGGTTGTGAAATCGTTGGTAGCCCCCCTGGAATCCAATCTTTACCGATCCCGTCTTTCCACCCCTGTTTTTTGCTACGATAAGCTCTACAATATTATCAGTATGCTTACCTGACCACTTTGGAGGGTCACTTTTAGGGAAGTATTCAACCCCGTCGGCCATCGGGTTCCAAAGAAGTATCGCCGTGTTCGCCCATTGCTCTATAGCCCCTGATTCCCGAAGCTGGTGCAGTTTCGGGCGAGTGGTATGCTTTGTTTCCCTGTTAAACTGCGAGAGCGCTATAACAACAATATCAAGGTCCTGCGCTATACGTTTTAATTCTTCCATGATACGTGCTACTTCCCGCTCCCGTGTCTGCCCTTTGCTTATAATCTGCTGCAAGTAATCAACTACTAAGACTGATATGTCCTTTTGTAGCTTCAGGCGTCGCGCCGTCGCATAAAGCTGGTCAATGTCCATAGAGCCTTTATCGATGATAGTGAGCCTACACCCCTTCATCTTCTTTTTAGCCTCCGATATGGCCGCCCTGTCGCGTATCTGTCGATTTCTGATGGCTTGGTAAGGTACGTCAGCCATGTTCGCATAGAAGCGCTCTATTATTTCCGATTTTGTCATTTCCATCGTAACAAGCGCCACCGGGTCCCGTAGGCTTATATGCAGACAAAGGTGATGGGCCAACGAGCTTTTCCCGTGCGCCGTCTTCCCGGCAAGCACAACCAAATTTCCCGGCCTGAATCCCTGTGTAATATTATCCAAATCCAGCCCTGTTTTTATACCCCCCTCGATAGGCTCATATAGCTTCCGTGTTTCCTCGTCAATTATTTCCGGCAGGTGCGATTCGCGTTCTGTCAGCTCATCCGACAAAAGATTAAAAAAGTCCGTTCCCGCTTCAGCAAACAGCTGGTCGCTTTCGGCCCCGTATTCTTTAGCTTTTCTTGCGTAATTCTGGCATAACAGAGAAAACTCCCGCGCCTTCCGATAGCGCACAAGATACTGGCAGGCTACTTCAATCCCTTGATCCTTCACCCCTTTTGCGGCCTCAATTATATCCGGTACGAGGTGGGCCTGCCCATTCAGCCTGTCGCGAAGGGCCGCCTCACCTAACGGGGCATCGCTGGTAAACACGCTGCGTATAGACGTAAATATCAATTTGTGGTTTTCGTTGTAGAAATCATCCTCTCCCACAAGCGAAAGCATTAGGCTACAAGCATCCTCGCTATCTAAAGCCTTACCAAGAAGGGCGCGTTCTATTTCGGGTGCTGAAATCATAAATGTACCGCGTCCTTTCTCCAGGGATAACCACCCTTTTTTTCTTCCTCTATCCTATCCCCGTTGTATTGCTTGTAGTTGGCAATCCATGTTCCTGCCTGCCTGTGCCAGTTATCTATACGTTTACCCTTACCCTTGTTTTTTCTCCAATCCATATCTTCATAGTAGTTAATAAACTTCTCCGCTTCCAGTTCCACGTCTTTGGCTAATATGTCGGAATCACTGAAATACTCTCTCACTTCTTCCAAATCGGGGGGTGCACTATTATCTTTTTCTTTTTCTTTATCCTTATCCTTATAGCTTAAGCTTTGCTTAACGTTTGCTTTAGCATTGCTTGCACGTGCCAAACCACCCTTTCTACCAGCCTCAACCCGTTTTTTCCGCTTTTCAGATAGTTTATCATACTGCTTGTCAAGAAACTTTATCCTTGCAAAACCATCATCAGATTTATCAATTATACCAACACTTAAGAGCTGCTCTATCTCTGCTGTAGCATTGCTAAAGCGTTTCTTAAGCTTTGCTATAGTTATGCTGCAATCCTGAAACCAATAATATGAACAAACAGAAATGAACACCCCTTGTGCCTGATATGACTCCAGCGAAATATCATCATTTAGCCATTCGCTTACATGGAATCTGAAATAGGGCAAGTCTTTACTCATATCTCCAAATACTCACTTATCTTTATGATTGACGAGGTGTACTCGTCGGGAGTCAATAGCTCCTGCTGTAGCTTAAATTTGAGCCTCTCATACGCCATGATTCGGTCTTGGTATGGCATACTTTCTACATCTTCCTGATCGAATTCGTAATAGACCCAGTCTTGTATTTCTTGTATGTCCATAATAAAAAAAGCCGACCCCCTCAGAGGACAAGGCTCTGAGAAGTATCGGCTTAATATTCGGTTTATCGGGAAACCGTGTCAGTCCTTGTCACTCACACAGTTCACCATAAATAAGTCAATGCTTTATATTAATTATTTAAGGCAACTATTACAAGTTACGCTTGCCCGTTTCCAGCGTATTTTTCCAGGCGGTCTTTAAGCTGCTTCACTTCCTTATTAACCGGCCAGCCAGAAGCGGCGAAGGCTTTCTGCTTAATCAATTTCATGTCAGCCGGTTCCAACTCCAGTTCAGTATCGGTATCCTCGGAGGCTTTGCCAGTGTATTCAAGTTTATTTTTTATTTTCAGGCACTGGTCAATCTGCCCCAGGCTGATACCCCCGGACATCTGAATATTCGAAAATAGGGCGTGAAGGTTTTTGCGCTGCCAAACGGATAGCTTGTATTTAGGCATAGTTATTTTTGGATTACGTAGATTTTGTCAAGTTTATCTTCTATAGATTTCCATGTAGCATCATCGGTATAAATACAAATCCCGTATGTTTCGCCGTCATTTACATCATCCAAGCCTATAACATGAGTCGGCTTTTCCACATCGAATGTTTGATCATATTCACTACCGGATAATTTGATTCTTGCCTTACCTATTAGTTCTCTCGGTAGATCTATTTCGGCACGTGTTATTCCATGCCTTTTATGACCGTATGTTCTCATTTTGCACGATATATCGCCTATATCGGACTTGTCCCCTATCTCTGTCTTTGATTCAGGAACAAGGGCTGCTGGCATTAACGGTATTGCGGGAAGTGATGTAAGAAAGTTTTTTCTACGCATAGTGTTTTTTAGTTAGTTTCTTAAATATAACAAAAGTTATTTGAAATTGTGACCGTACTTGCCGATATTTTAATCGTTGACATTTTGAATGGATCATTCCTGAAAGTCGTGTGCCCTATCAGGGGCGATCCCCCAACAAATTAGCCTGAAGGCGAATGTGAGGCACACCACATTTTAGCTTTCAGGCTTTTTTATTAGTCAGTGTGCATAAGAAACCCAAAAAACTGAAACGAGTCAGTACGCTTAATAAACCCAAGATGCTAAAATGAATCACAATAAGTTAGAAACCCAAGTAGTTGAAATGAATCATAACTAAAAGGAGTCAATATGTCTAAAGAAGCCCTTAAAACTGCGATCATAGAAAAACAAAATGGTGAATGTGCTCTGTCGGAAGCCCCGTTAAAGCCCGACCTCATGCTAGTTGATACCGACCGAATTCTACAAAAAAAGGACGGTGGTATCTATACGACCGAGAACACCCGTGTCGTTGATCCTGTCGCTCACATGAAACGACACGGCAACTACAGGGACCGCGAGGAAGCATTGCACGAGTTGAAGGTAATCATGGACGGGAGAGAGAAAGTTCGCCAGCATGTCAATGCAACGGGCAACCGTATTTTAGCAATGGAACGGGGAACAGATGACCTTGACGTGAATACGATTGATTGGCTCAAAGAACAACAGGATGCAGCAAAAAAACGTTTGTCAAAGATAGACCGCAAGGTTAAAAAGCATCTGGAAAGAATGCCGCATGAAATCATTAATGCGGCCCTGGATGTGGATTCTGTAGGTCCGATTACAGTAGCTTATATGATGATCTATATTGACATAGAGAAAGCTCCCTACGTGTCAAGTATGTGGAAATATACCGGCCTTCACACATCATCGCACCAACGATATAAGAAAGGGGAAACTTCCGGCGGGAACAAAACACTTCGGACCGCCCTTTATACGATGGCCGAATCGCAGATACGCGGACGCGGTGCTTACCGTGATGTTTACGACCGTACAAAGGCGAAGCTTGAAGTCAGTGAAAAGATTACTAAGAGCCGAAATACGCAAGGTAATCTTATTGAATGCAAGTGGAAGGACACCAAGCCTTCACACAGGCATGGAGCCGCTATACGGCAAATTATGAAGCATTTCCTTGCCGATTGGTGGATCGTACACCGTACGCTCGAAGGACTTGATACTCCAAAACCTTACCCGATAGAAAAGTTAGGACATAAAAACTGGATTTATCCAGAGGAAAGAGGGTGGGAATATTAATCAACACTGGAAAGAAACCCATAAAGTTGAAATGAATCACGTTCCTTAAGAAACCCATGAAGCAAAAATGAATCATGATAAAAAAGAAACCCAAGCGCCTAAAATGAATCACTTCTCCTAAGAAACCCAAAATGTTAAAATGAATCATGTGTGATAAGTAACCCACGACTTTGAAATGAATCATGACTCCCAAGAAACCCATATAGTTTAAATGAATCATCACTCCCAAGAAACCCATGATAGGAAAATGAATCAGATGGTTTAAGAAACCCAATATGTTAAAATGAATCATTTTTTTTAAGAAACCCATATTATAAAAATGAATCAGACCATTTGAGAAACCCAATATATCACATAACCGCAACGTACATAATAGGCAGTAAAAAAAACACTATGAAATACCTGATAACCTTTCTACTACTTCCGTCAGTTATTGCGGCACAATCCATTTCTGTAGCTCCTACTTCATTTAAGGCATGGGGTAAAACTGGATATTATTCATCTATTTCAGCATCCTATAAAAATATAGGCATTCACTATTTCCATCCGTACAAAACATTGTATTGGAAGAATGAAAATTATGAGGGAAATGGTCCTGAAACAACTCCTGCTTTTGCCATATCATATACTCCTATAAACGTAGAGGATATACTGAGAGCTGGTGCTATTATTTTTGATAGGCCTTTTCCGATAAAGATTGGATCTCAAATTAATTTTAAATTATCGGCTGGATATTCATTTGGAATAGTTCGAGTATCATATGTTCATATCAGTAATGGATTCGGTATTATGAATGATGTAAATCCTGGTATGGATATGATGCAACTATCTCTCAACCTGTAATTTTATACTGATTGTTCAACCGAAAATACTTCGCTAAAATGGGTATATAAATTATATTACTAATGCTTAATCAATCGCAACTAACCTGTAAGTTATGAAACGTTTACTGATCATTCCATTGATTCTAATCACAACTACTGCAATATGCCAGACAGTTTCATTCGCTCCTTATTCGGCCAAATTATGGGGACAAACCCCACAAACAGCCACAATAAGTGCTGAATATGAAAACTTTGGTTTGCATATTTTTGCACCGAGGGGGCGCCATGTGAACGATCAAGGCAACGAAATGGAACTAAGTTTTGCTGCATCATATAAAAAGCCGATACTCCAAAAAGTATTAAAGGCTGGGGTTATGGTATTTAGTCGTCCATTCCCTACTGATTCTGATTATCAAGTCAATTTTATTATTGATGCCGGATATACTTTTAATGGTGTACGTCTTTCATACGTGCATATTTCCAATTTGGGACTCGGAAAATACAATACCGGGTTCGATACTTTTCAAGTTACATTTCCGCTTTTCTAACATCCGGGGGGGCGAAAGCCCCTCTTAATTAATCCCCTTCAAGAGTTATAAGAATATTATCTTTAAGCTCTCCTGTTACCGTATTTGTATCGCCCGGATCATTTGAATCATTCCCATCAACTTCTACCACAAGCACAACTTGCAGAGTATCTTTAGTACCATCCGTCATAGAACCAATATCCACTTCTAATGTAAATGATTTACTATTAGCTGAACCTCCACTCGTTACAGTTGCCGTATTTGTTCCTGCATAGCTTACAAATTGCGCTGTTATCTTTGCCGTCACCGTTATTCCGATTCCACCTGTTGTTCCTGATACAGAAAGAGAATCACTATCCGAGCCATATATTTTTAGTTTTTTATGGGTTGGCTTTTTCAGTACATCAACTTCAAGTTTTACTTGTTGGTTTGTGCTAAAATCACCGCCTGAACTACTATCTGTTGTTGTCCATGTGACAGGTGTTATGCTTGCTGAATCATTATCAGACCCTGTAGCCGCATCACTTTTTTGATATACAAGTTGAAGCGCTTGTGATGAAAAGAATGTACCATCTGCAAGAATATGAAAAAGTGAACCGTCCCCATCCTTATCATCCGCCCCGGCAAAGAATACCTTTGTAGAAGCTGCTCCACGCTGTATCATCCCGGAAAACGTCCCTGCCGTCTGCGATCCGTCCTCGGTCCAAAGATGCGTAGAGTCTATATTATATCCACCTATGATCCCCCCCGTTGCCGTAAGCTCCCAAACAGGACTTGCAGACCCTCCATTGATAGGATGGTCTGATCCGTTAGCAAGGTTGTCAAATCCCTTTATAGCCGGACTGTCGCCAGCGTTCGTGGCGTTAATATATATGGAGTCCCCGTTAAGCCGTGATACGGTATCACCAGCACCTATATCACCCTCGGTCCCGCTGTCTACGCTGTAGCTGTAGGTGTAGGACCCCGCACTCCCGCTGTGGCCGCTTGTGATGCTCAAGAATACGTTTGAGAATCCAGTAACCCCATAAGCCCCGCTGGATACGACAACATCATCCCCGTTGTCAAATACTTCATCTTCCACCGTTATCGTATTCGATCCTGTGTCAATGCTTACCACCTGCGATACGGCACTTGCTACAAACTCGCCCCCCATGCCTGAAACGGTCTCAGGCTTGAACAGGGTAGTGCGAAGGGTGTCAATCTGTGCGGTTGCAATATCAGCCGTCCCCGTCACTTCCAAATCCCCCTGAATGTCGGCATCCCCGACTGCGGTAAAAACGTTGCCGGCGGTGAGAGAGGCAGTGCCTATTGAGACGCCCCCACCACCATGAATACGCATTCTTTCGATCTCACCACTTGTCCCATCAGGATGAGTCAAAAAAGATATTGATCCATACTCATTCGCAAGTTTAATCTGATCATCACCAAACCTATATTGAAAAAATCCCTGCCTCGTGCTTCCATTATACCACGATATAAAAGGATTGTGCGGGCTTGTGTCGTTGCCAATAAACCGCAATCTTTCTTCACCACTAATATCTGGACTCACAATTAGTCCGCCGACGGTCACCGTGCTGCCGGAAGTGAGGGAGGTGCCAAATGCACCTGTTGCGAATCGTACGTTGTCACCCGTGCCCAGCGCCTGCGGGTCGTCGTCGGGGAAAAGATTAGTGCCGTTTATTGAGATAGCATTAAAGTCAGCGTTAAGCCCCGCCTGCTGGAAGTCAAAAATCGTAGCCGGTCGCACAGCCAGTATACCAGAAGCGGTATTCTTGATGACCTCTCCTATAATCTGAACTACGTTGTCGCCTGTGGGCTCGGTACCCGTAATCCCACCGGGCGTGGAAGCCGACAGGTATACCGTATCGCCCTCACTGAATGAGGAAAGATCAAACCCCGAAGCGTCCCCTCGTGTCAAGACCTCCCCAAATGAGTTATCGGATATATCCTGAACTGCTACTCCGTAGGCAGGTATCTTGTTTCTGTCCGATGCGTCAGCGAGATCGACGGTAGGAAAGTTTCCGTTAGAGCCGGTAATATAAACGGCCTCGCCCTGACTTATCGCAGCTCCAGAATTGTTTCGCACAATCTGTACGGCGTCGCGGCTTAACTCAAAGTCAATACCAGATGAGTTCACATAATGAAGTGTCGAAAATCCGCCCTCATCTACGTTGTAAAGACGGGCGATATTGCCGGAAGGATTAGCCGGGGTCGAAATCTGGTCAAGGTCGATAAATCCATTAACCGTCTGGTTATTGATGGATATGTTTTGTGCGCCGTCGGTGACCTTGTCCCACAGGTCGATAAAATTCTGATCCAACTCAGAATGAGTAAGGGTATTACCTTTCGTCGTAAAATCAGCATCCGTAAGTGTCCGAAGTGTCTTGCTCATTGCACATATCCTACATCGACATACCCGCTCTCAACATAAGAGCCGAATGTCGTGGTTACAATTTCTGCTTCCATCACATCAATATCAGGCACATATCCTCCTATTGTCTTACCGTACTCAATTCTATTTGCAAATGTTCCGGCCGGAACCACCACACGGGCATTTGACAGGTCTGTGCCTTCGCTTATTGTAAAAGAGCTACCCCCGTCCAAGTCGGATGCGATGTTATTGAACACGCTTCTATAAGTGTCGGGCTCCAGGCATCTCCGGTATTGGATTCGGTATGAACGTCGAATCCCTCTTATGTTATGCCGGAGCGTGCCGTCCAAAGCCTTGTCTGGCCGACCCCAATCTTCGAGGTCGGTGGTAACATCGTAATCCTGCACCTTGAGGGTCTGCGAGCCCCCGGATTGAGTATAGAATGTGATATTTTTTAGCGTCATGGTCCTTCAAGATAGCTTGGGATGCTTGTTATTTCATTTAGGGAGACAAGCCGAAGCGACGGGACAAAAGTCCCGGTTGTATTGCGATAATTGGTCCCATAGGAGGAGGGTTCCAACACCACCTCGAAATTATCAGCTTTCGAGGCATCCGGGTAAAAAGTAATTGAATCTGCGTTATTGGTCACAAAAGCTACAATAATATCATTGAACAGGTTTCTCATGCGGGTTGACTGAGTAGATCCGTCATAGCGAAGCTCCACCGACGGCCGCAGCCCCCGCAGGTTCTGTCGGTACTTCCCGCTCAAAGCCTTATCAGCAAAAGATCCGGTGTAGAATTCGGGGTCAATCTGAATATTGTAATCAGATACGTTAATCGTATATCGCTGTCCTGTGTTTTCGTCTCCATTTGAAAAGTTGGAGTTCTCAAAATGGACCGCCGTTATCTTTTTTGCAAGGCTCATATCTCGTATGCTATCAAATTAACTTTATCAGCCATAAAATCATATTCTATCTCCGAAGGCCTCCATGTCGTATTCTGAAGGGCGGCCGGGAAACTAGTGTCCAGCGTTATAGGCTCATAAGGTTTGATGGTCTCTATACCGTGTACAGTCAGGGTAATCGTCTTCGCACCATCAGCTCCGTAGGCTTTTCCATAGGCGCTTACACCGTCGGCTACTACGACCGAGGACAAAGTTGTACCAGCATCAGCGTAATAAAGACCTGATCCCTGCCAATCAGCCCGGTTTATAGGAACAGGGGAAAAACTAACCGATAATGATTTTTTTGCCAACGTATTGAATTGCGTGGTAGATGTTTCCGACCAGGTACCTTGTGGCGGTGAATTAATATTCGAATTATCCAGCGTCACAGTTATATCAAAATATTCCTCAGCCCCTAAATTCAAATTTATACTCTCCACATCAGATTCCGACAGAGTCACGGCATTGGTCGTATCAAGGCGGTACTCGTAAAAGTTATACCCCAGCATAGATCCCAATATCCCCCCTTCAACCGCCGCCATCCAGAAAATGACATCTTCAACTGTATAATTAGAGGCTTCTCCATTATTTACTGCTACATAGGTATTTGATGAGCTATGTGATACAAAATTGTCAGAAGCAATACTGAAAGTCCCAGAAGAATTAACTTCATCTGAAAATCCCCCCTCTATCAAATCACTAATATGGACACAGTCATATTGAGTACCTCCTCCTCCGTTTTGTTCTATTAAATATGTTGTTGTTGCACCGGTAATAAAAACATCTATAGGAGTTCCATTGGTCCAGTCGGTCCTCGACTTTATTGTTACCTCTCTTGACTCGCGGTCGTAGGATACATCCTTTTTCTTGAACTTGAACTCGTCGGTAAAAGAAGTTCCACTTTTGAAGGTATGTGATATTGTGACCGTCACCAAACTGCTTCCTATCGCCATCATATCCTCTATCATACTCGACCCGTCGTCCATCTTGTCGAAAGCGCTGAATGTAAACTCCCCCAAATCAAAGTAGACCGAATCGGCCGACTCCTCATCGGACGCAACATCCCATGTTCCCTTCATGGATGAAATACTTGACACCTCAAACGAAGTCGTAGCGAAAGCAGCGTTTGTCATTGACAGCGACATATCACCGCTTCGCATCGAGAAAGTATTAGAACTAAGTGTACCCATTATACGCTGATAAGGTCATTTTTAAGTTCTCGCTCCCCGTCCCGGACAAGAAGGGCCGCCCCTTTTCGATCTATTTTATTAGTCACGTTCACCTGTATGGCACGCCGGCGGGCAAACTGGTTTTCAAACATGCCCGCATTTAATCCTCTTCGGCGCTCCTGTTCGGCCAACGACAATGTTTCGGTTTTAAAGCCTTGCCTTGATCCTCCTCGCTGTCCGCCCCCCTGCCTGCCCCATCCACCGCCACTTCCTATATCTGTAGAGCGAATAGCTGCAAGGCGTGCCAGCCCTTGAGCAACCGCCACCGCCGCCGCAGCCGCCGCTCTCGCGGGCGCATCAGGGGTGGGAATGGCAAGCTGGGACTCGTAGGCTTTCTGCGCCGAGGCATACGTACTGACAAGGGTCTGAGCTATAGCAAGACCTTTTGACTGCCCAAAAGCTTGCCCTATAAGGTCGGATGCCGCCGAGATAGCATTGGTCATAATCTCCGATCTCTGTGTTTCTGCTATCTTTTGTATCTGGGTTTTTTTGTCTTCTTTTTCCTGTGTTATATGTACTTCCCTGTCGGCCAACTCCTGCAAAAACTCTGTCCGCGTCGTACCCAGCTCGGCAAACCGCGCCTCCTCACGCTGTCGCTCGGCTTCGGCTCCTGCACCAAACACACTCACGCCGCCAACTTCGCCAGCTCGTCCTATGTCAATCGGACTTCCTCCACCCCCTCCACCCCCTCCCGTTAGCCTGTTTACATCCTCTTGAAGATCCCTTTTCCGTTGAAGTTCTTTGTTTATATCCTGATATTTCTTTCGAAGTATAGCAAGGTCGGAATCCAAGGATTCAGCATTCTGCTTCTGGCGATGTATAAAATTTAATTGCGCCCGAAGAAGCGACTTATTATCTCCATATTTTTCAAACGCCTGAGCTACAAGTCGTACTTCCTCTTCTGTTGTCAGATCGAATCGTTCTTGAAGTTTTTGCGTTCGTTCTATCTCCTCCTGTATGCGCTGTTTCTTAAACTCAAGCTGTTTTATACTAAATTCATCTTCACCAAAAAACTCCCGCTCTCCCAATGCCGAAACCAAACTATCAAGCCGGTCAGTAAGGGTCTCAACCCCTTTATCAAGTTCATCTGTTGCCTTTTTAGCTCCAAACAGCTTTTCTCCGAACAGTGATATAGCAGTTATCGCAATGTTAATACCTAATATAATACCACCCGGTCCCAACAGGGAAGAACCCATCGCTTTCAATGCCCCAGTAAAACCCCCGGCCCTGTTGGACACGTTGGCGAACTGCTCACTCATAAAGGCAATGTTATTGCCGATAGCGCGAGACCCCTGTGCAAACCCAAACTGAAACTGTTGGGCGTCGTTGACAATATCGCCAAAGGAGAAAAGCGTCTGGTTGGCACCTGATATTGTACTACGCATTACACGGTTGGAACTGCTGACCTTCTCGGTAACTTCTTTTTGACGGGCTAGCTCCTTGTTGACATTACGAACGCTCTTGACCATATCATTGGAGGCACGTTCGGCCTGGTTGGCCAGAATGGTAAACTCCTGTTTTTCGCTGTCAACACGTATATTTAGTCGGGCATCAGCCATCTATCGGTGGATTTTCTGTTTTCTGTTTTGCCATCGCCGCCCGGTATATCTGGAACGGTGAGTAATTCTCATAAAACGACCTCGCCTTATCCAGATCCCACCCGGCCAGGTATTGGCACCAATACAACAACGGATCATCATAAACCCGCTGGTCCTCGCTCACATAAGCACCTACAAACACGTCAATAGGTACGTCCTGCAAGGAAAAAAGACGCTCGACCGCAGCACCTACATCGAGGCCTGCGGTCTCATAAAAACCTGCCTGAGGAAGTCGAACTGACCGGCCGGGAACTCATCTCTTGCAAACCATTCTACATCGGGCAGTCCTTCGTCAAACTCAAACATCACATCCGAAGCCTCGCGGTAATATTCGTACAAAGCCTGTGAGGCTTCTTCTTCGCCGGCGTCTTCGGTCTGTTGTTGCAGTTTCTCTCCAAGCTCGGCCATCTTTTGCAACCTGCCGGTAGTGCGCCATTTTAACTTTATGGGTTTGCCGTCAAAGGATGATTCGATGCGTTCGCCTAACTTCATCAGTATTTAGTATATGTGGTTTCGGTTCCGATTCTAAGGGAGGGGTCGCTTACCTCGTTGGTCACTGTCCCCGATGTAGCCTTAAGGGAAAGGCGGCAGACAACTTGAACGGTGTTTGCGGGCGTAGTCCCGGTCACGATTTTGCGGCCTGTAGAGGAGAAAGTCGTGGTCTGCGATGATATCACACTGTCAGAGGAGTCGACAAATTCAAGCTCTATCTGTTCGGTCGTATAAGTCCCTGTTCGAGAGTCATTGTTGATGGCAAAGGTAATCTGTTCGCTTTCAAAGGGAAAATAGATAGCTCGCTCGAAATCTCTTTGAGTAGTATCGGCCTCTAATGTCTGCGTTCCGGTCGCAAAGGTTGAGGTAGTAAACCCGGTTGCACTCCATCCGTCGGCTACTCCGCTTGAGTCGGCATCGCCCCAAACGTAGAGTCCAAGCCCATTGGCTCCTGCTTTAACGCCTCCGGAGTGGATTCCTGTAGACGGGTCAAAGCCGGGGGTCCCTCGCTTGGTGATCATTATGCCATGCGACTTCCGGTCGGAGTACTTATTAGCCTTTCCTATCCGCGCAAGCTCCGAGGTTGTCTGTTTATCGCCAAAATGAAGGAAACCGTCAATCAAAAGGCCCGCCACGTAAACCTCGGTCTCACTCGATACAAAGCTGTCAAGGTCGGTCTCCTCGGAAGAACTACCTACTAAAGTACGTATATCCAGCTCATGGTCCATCATGTCCATGATTGTCTGCCCGTTCTCTGCTGTGACTGTCTGCTCGGACATGGAATACCCGAACGTGGCAGCCCCGTCAACGCCCTCGGTGACGTTGGAAAGGACCACCACGTTGTCAGGCGAAGCGTCTTCAACGATAGCTATTTTTCTAAGGTGATTAATCATGAGGTTGCGTATGGAGTAGAGGTGGCGCGTTGCGAGGCCCGGAAACGAACGCCCTTTCTAAGAGCCGTATCGTAATCCTCAAAGGCCCTCATGCGCACATTGTCAACGGCAAGATCGTCAACACCCGTCGCACCGATAAGGATAAACTTGGCTTCCGATACAATGGTAGCATCCGTCTGCACGTTGGCGTCCGACAAGATATCCTCATCGTACAGAAGAATGTCTACATCGGCATCGAAGGCATTTATGATAGTCTGTCCGTCCTCCACCGTTGTTGTTTGTTCCTCATGGTTGATGGTGATGTTATCGGCATCGGTAAGGGTATATTCGGTTCCCCCGCCTTTGGTAAATCCCGCCGCACCTACTTCGATCTTAATGTATATTTGTGGTTTGGTATTAGCCATCGTCTTTGGGTTTTGTTATGTTGAAATACTTCTTGTTATCCTTGATGTAATCCCATGACAAATCGGTAAAATCTGCAAACGAACTGTCAAGGGTAAAACGGTACATTCTTCTCCCGTCCCGCTCATACGCCTGAGCTTCGGTCCCTTTCGGGATGTCGCGGAACCGCTGGTTTGTAGTTATAATGTAACTCATGCCTCGTTGTTGTATATTTCTGATATCTGGTACGTCTGGTTGTAAACCCACCGTTTCAACTGCGGGTCATACCGCACAAAGTTCTCGCTTATAAGACGCATAAATTGGCTGTCAATCTGTTTCCCTGCCAAAGTGTTTTCGGTTGTGAGTAATGCACTTAGCACGCCCTGGTGCGTCCTGCGGTTACGGAACATATGCGTTATGGTGAAGTTTTGCCTGTTATGCTGGTATGTGCCTTGCGAGTTAATATCTTCATCAATGTTTTTTCCAGTGTACGCTACCAAAATAACCTTTTCTTTTTTCGTATCAAACGAGGTGGGATCGTCCGGGTACGCCGCCACCTGCGCGTCACTATGCGCTGTTTTCAGGTCGTTTACGATTGAATCCTCACGCGCTTCTCTACTCGTTGCCATCTATTTGTGATTCAAGGTTACGGGCAAATACTTCGCTTATATCAAATTCCGGTTGTATGCCTAATCGGTTGCCGGGGTTTATTCCTGCCAGCACCCAATAGATACCTCCCAACCTGCGCGGGTTGCCTTCCAGATCCGATGCGTACTCGGCAAGGTTAAAAAGGGTGCCTATCACATCTCCACCACTCTGCCGGGCATCTTCCTTCCCGTACTGATTTGAAAGGTTGCCCGTCACATCAGCCCACCCGCCGGGATGCGGCTTTCGTAGCGGCAGGGCATGCGAATAATAGTAGTAAGGTCCCGAAGGCCCCGTTCGTATCTTCGCCCCTTGCTGGCTGCCGCGGGAATAATCAAAGCTCCTAAGGTAGTTGACAGACTCATCTAAGGTAGCCTGCAAGGCTAATACCATCGTCCCAGAAAGATCGTCTCCAAGTTGCCGGGCTTTCTCAGCCAGGTTGTCTTCTAATTGTATTTTCATATCAGGTAAACTCCGGTTAAAAATAGCGCGTATCCTGTCGGCACATGCCATCCCAACCCATGCACAAGTGAATGAATATCATCATGGGGATTGTCACCCATGTAATTAAACACAAACGCTATCGCTCCAAACGAAGACGCATGTAGCGCACCGGCAGGATTTGATTTCACTAAAATGATAAATACCGCCATTATCCCCACCCCTACTGCCACACGGGAAACGCCTACGGTGAATATAACCACAAGGGACAACAGCACGGCAAGGGCTGCGCCAATTTGGCCCACAAGCCCAGCCCCGACAAGGAGGAGTGATATCAGGACAAGGTACATGCCGAGGTAATCGAGCTTGCGGGTAGAGTTGGATCGCTTCGTGCCGAGATGATAGTGGTGAACACCGCTCAGAACGCCCAAAACAGCCACAGAACCCGCCGGATTGCGTAGCGAGGGGTCGTACTGCAACATCGACCATCCGGCAAGGATGTAGGCTAAATTTGTAAGCGTTGCTATGAGGACTTTGCGATTATCCATATTGCGATTATTAAAATGATACCCTGAACGCACCGGGTAATTTTACGAATCACTTTTTATAAGTTTTCATTATCTTTTCCCCGCTCCTGCCGACAATATACCCACCTATACCGATCTTGAGCAAGTCAAATATCGAATCCAGCACGTCGGGGTTGTCTACAATGTACTCGGGTGCAAGCCCAAACCAGTAAATAAAAAGCAGTCCAAGAAACGAGAGCATCGTAATTGGACGCCAACTTCGTTGCAGCCAGCTCTCGCCCTCAGCCTCGGCCACTATTATATCACGCTTGGCCTCCAGCTCCTTATCCAGAGACTCACTCAAAGCCATCTCAATCTTATACTCCAGCTCCTTGGCCTTGTCCTTGTCCGTCACGACCTCACTGATGACGTCGGTCACAGGCTTAATCAATCTTTTTATGAGTCCGAATATGGGCATTATTTCAATGTTTGAACGTCAAATCCTATATGTATGTGATCACCTTCATCAAATACTTCGTATTCGTCCGTCAGCCTTTCGGCTATCATATCTGCTGCTTTCGCTCTCTGGGCGTCAGTAAAATCCCACACGCGAATATCAATGGCATTGCCTACGTAATGATCGCTGCCTCGCTTATGAGTGCCGTCTCGGACGCTGGTAACCACAAAGTTATCATAGTTATCAAGCTCCCGGTACACCTGCCCGGCTGTAAGCGCCGCCCAAATCATTTCAGGCCGCGCACCAAAAAGACGTACATCATGTTTAAACTTCATGACTTTCCCTGATCATCTCGAACTCGCAGGAATTGCTGTATGCCTTCCAGCGAAAATATCTGCTTAATCAAGCTTGTCATACGGACTCCTGTAAGGGGCGTTATTAATGATTTCAAGAATCTCTTTTATAGTATAATCATCCGAGGCCTTGGCAAACTGTATAAGAACGGCCTCATGCTGCTGCTGTCGAATCTGAATGTACCGAACAGTCTCAATCATAGGTTCAATTTCTTTCACCTGGTAATACACATTAACCATTGCCCACGTAGACATCGCTATAAGACCGATAGCCGACATCGTAAGCCATGTCAAGATCGTATGCCAATATTTTTTCCAGAATTCTTGTATCATCTAAGCACCACCTCAATATGTTCAAGTGTCGTTGTCCCTATCTTGTAGAAAGGCACAGGATGTTCAATATCGTATTCCTGCTCGTACACCCAGCGCCGCGACTCGTCGCTCATATCACATAGGGTATTTTGGTGTCGTCATATTTTTCGTCAAGGTCCAGCCGGTATTCTCCGTCCCCAATAAATCGGGCTTTCATAAGCGCTTTCTTATACCGATGGTAAATCGTTGATACATCTTCTACATGCCGGGTGTTTTCATCATCAAGATAGTACCTTGTGATCTCCTGTATGATGTCTACAATAAGGCCGGGCACGTCGGACTGTAATATGTCAAACCCGTCAGACTGAAGCGGCCACTTATAAAAGCGTTTCAGGTGCGGTTCAACATCGGCCTGCGCTCGATCTATATACCTGTTGAGTTCGGTTTCAATATCGCTTTCCAAATCGTTGGACGTGTTGTCATCTACAAACATATCGGAGATATAAGAGGTTCGGTCGTCATCTATGACGCTACCGTCAATTATACCTTTGTTTGTAAGAAGCTGCCCTATCTCTACAACGCCGTATTCAAGGACAAACTGTTTAGCGGTTGCCAGCCTCATCTATCATCTCCATTATATCCGCTTTCGTGTCCGTCTGCCGTACCGTTATCCCGTTGGCTTCCGCATACGCCTTTAGCTCCCCACGCAGCCATTGCATCGACGGTGTCTTGGACTCATCGCCCGACTCAACGATCTGCCCGTCATAGGTAAGGTGCACAAGGGGTGTATCGGTCTCGACACACGCATCAAAGACATCATCATGCTTCCCATAGACTAATACTTTGTCAGCCCGATGAAGCTCACCGGGCTGTCCAAAGTAATCGGGATTACGGAACCGCAGGGTATCATTTTCATCGATATCCTGTTCCGCAAGCGGTCGGGCCTCGTCGAATTCATCGTTACTAACATATAAGTAAACGATCATTAACGTACCTCGTAATAAGTTCCGGCCGTATCCTTGAAGTCGTTGGCCGTCTGATTCCAGTTGCCCGTCGTGCTCAGGTCGGAGTCGGCAGTAATGGGAGTTGATCCGGTGTAATCGTATCCTTTAATCTTGATGGTGAACGTGTATTCACCCTGGATACGAATCGACAGGTTGTCGTTCCCCGTCACGACTTCACTTACCAACTCATCCTCTTCGGATTCCTCAACAACAAGCGCTCCCTCAGTAAGTGCGCACCATTTGTATGAGGCGATATTGGGCGATGTTGAGGCGCCGTCGGTATCCTTCAGGCTGGACGAGTCGCTGATAACAATAGGTCGTCCCAGCGAAGGCGTCGAAGCGGTGGTAATGGAAGTCCCGGCCACGTTTTCGACCTGAATATCGAACGATGCCTTACGCAAGTCGTTAAGCGGCTTGGAATGGGATACAAACGTTACCAGCCGTCCCTCACGGTCGCCGAACAGGTTAAGCAGGTTCGACAGGCGGTCATAGTCTATGACAGCGCCGGTACCGCTGTAGTAGTTGGTGCTCGCCGTTCCGGTGCTTACGGCGGTGGTAAAGACCAACAGCGCCGTGTTGACCATATCGGCCAGCTTGTTGCGCTGGGCCATCTGCCCCAAAATGCGGGAGAACTCCCGGTCGTCACTTCCTACCGCTTTAAGCGAGTTAAGGGTGTTTTCGATAGGTCCAATCGTCCCAAAGACCTTCGGCCAGTTGTTGTCGTCGCTGGTCAGCTTAATGGAATCTTTATTGGACGTCGAAGTGGGATCGCGCCGGCTGGTCAGGGTGGATATCTTCTGCCAAAAGGCCTGAGCCGTCTTATTGCCTTCGTGGATACGGGGCATTAGTTGAATAGCGCCCCGGCTTGCTTCGTTGAATACGTCAACCATCTGCTGGTTGACTTCGAATTGCCCGGTGTAGAATTCATCTTCATAGATCACCAGGTCGGATTGTGTTGCTACAGCCATAATAGTTACCTCTGTTAAGTTATATTTTGCTTAACTCGTCAATTAGATAGGCTGACGGTAACCTCATGGCACGCCTTGACGCGGCGGTACGAGGGTTATCTACCCCTAATTTCTTTTACTTTTTGTTTCATCTGCTCAAAGTCATTATCGGGCTTGCCGCCTTGGCGACCGCCCTGATAATTGCTTCCGCCCTGCGTGGGATCTTTGAACAGGTCCTCGTTTTCAGGGTCTTTTTTCAGGTCCTTAAACCAGTCTTCGATAGTTCGAAGCCCGTTCGCACCACCCAGGAAATTTCCTTCTTCATCCACTTGAGCATATCTGCCCTTGTCGGGATGCCATCGAAACTGATCCTCGGCCATAAGCTCAATAAGCGACTTGCCGCCGCGTACCGGCCGTAGTGCGTGCTGGGTCAACCCTTCTTTCTGGCCGACCCTTAAAACCTGGCTTGAAAGTTGCGAAGATTTTAGGCTCTTGTTTTCTTTTTTCAGAGGTTCTACCTCTTCGGAATATATTTCCGAGCGTATATCTTCGGTCAACTTATCAATATCAACATCTTTAGGCGCCTTCAGTTTGCCGTTTTCATCGAACTCACCGCCTCGCTTGCGGATCTGATTACGGATGAACTCTTCATCCTCAGCCAATTCCTCGCGGGCGTTCTTTTTGGCTCCTGAAATACGCCGTTTTACTTCATCCTGAAAATAATCCTTGCGAACGTAATTGTCCTCCAGATCACTTTCAGTGTATAGTCCTTCAGGCGGTTCCACTATCTCATCGTATTCGAAATCGACAGTTTCATCGCCTCGTTTTGCTTTTATCTTTGGCATCTATCACGTTGGTTATGGTCAACGGTAATCCGTCTCGCGCTGTACGCCAGCGGTTGCGGTTTTTACTATAATACTGTTATGTACTGTTAATTTCAACCTTATACGATTCCAATATGGGGCGCATCACGGGAAAATATTGGTCAAAATACTCCTTGTAGTCAACATCTATAGTATTAAGGCTTTCCTGTATCCTGTCGAACTGGTGCATATCCTCCCCGGTCTTAATACTAAGAGAGGTCGCTCCCACCCTTTCGGGTCGCCAGATGGGTGCTATGCGCCGTTCCCATGGCCAAATGTTGTTATTGAGGTGACCATCAGCATTACGCCGCTTGCCGGGCCGCCAGGGATTCCAGTCCACCGCTTCCAATAGCCTGCTTGAAAGGGTTCGCCCGGTGCCTATCGTCCGGTTGCGGAAACAGTACATTCGGCGCGTAAATACGTCCAGATTATAATGTGAATATATTCTAATAGAATCCATCCCGCCCTCAAGCAGCGTTTTCACCATATAAAAATATTCCGGGTTGTGAAGGTTGTCGGACCCTATAATCATCACTCCCTCCACATCCCACTCTTTAAAGGGGGACATGGCCGCGTTCCATTTGTCGGTAAAGGGTTGATTTGGGTGCTCGCTGTATCGCCAGCCACTATCTTCGGCCACCACTCTCGATTTGTCCCCCTCACTTCCTACCGCGTGCTTGACAAGCTCAATACCGCCAAGGTCTAATCCATTATAATAGGATAGTACAATACGCGACAGGCGGGGACGCTTCCAGAGCAAAGTAAGGAGTCCTAATCTCATTGCTTAAAAGGATAATCGGTTGTGTCGGGCAGGTTCCACCGGATGGAATTGACCGCATCTGTTTGGGTTTTGTGGTCTTTTTTATACTCTTCGTAGATAGTCCAATCGGGATTCAAATATCCAATCCACCCCTCCTCGTGCTCTATAGCAACCCTCATAATGCCCTGATTCTCGCAGGCAATAGAAAACCATATATCAGCCATATTTGCCGCCTTGAAATCCTCCATGCTTATCTCAATAGTATCCGAATGAAAACAAAGCGCACAGGTAGCAATGATCTGCACAAACTGGTCCGCACCGTTACGATCAAGAGCTCGGATACAATCAAAGGGCGATTTGTAGTAGGATCGAATGGGCTGTGTATGGAAGGTTCTTCCATGCAGTCCTATGACCGCTTTTCGATTGTATTGCTCCACCTTGCTAACCATCACATCGGCGTAGTCCGAAGGATATAGAAGATCATCGTCACATATAAATATATACCCTTCCATCTGATCTACACGCCAGAACTTGTTGGCATCACCCAAATCATTATCCCCCCTTTTTATTTGCAGGCTGTCTACTTGTGGAATGATAGATGCCACAACCTTTCCTATAATATCTTTTCTTTTCGGGATGGTCGCCATTGATCCTATACGTAACCGGCTCATACATTGCTTATGTGATTATGAAATAAAAAGGTTTTCGGGTCAAATCCCTCCTCGGGTGGGGAAAGGGTGGCAATATCTTCCTGCACTCTTTTAACGTTACACTCGGTATTCAATACTCTTGCAATCACCCCTATAAAGTGATTCGTGTGATCTCTAATATCGGGGTATACAGCGTGGTAGTCGGCGTGCTTGTCCCAACATCGAAGCCACATATTCCACTTGCTATAAAGAGGGTCTTCCAACGGCTCCCCATAGAAACGCTCCCACGAGGAATGTACTTCCTTTATGTTGCGGGATGAGGTAAATATGTAATCGGCTGCCTTCGCCAGTTCGGGCCGGTACGGGTGTATTTTAACCAGATCAACATCATCAATATTACGAGGCTGGTAGTTGCTCTCCCTCGGATAGACCCGGTATGACTCCTCCAATATTAAACGTATGATATTCATCAGTAGGGTTGAGCCGCTTCGCTTCATACCTGCCACAACAACAATCATCAGTCCTCCCATGCGAACTTGTGAATATTAACCGCGGCCGTATCGGCTTTACCAGTAAGAGTAACACCGTTCACTCTGAATACGGCATACTCTTTCGGGTCAATTCTTTGATGGAATACGCCGGATGCGCCTATCTCAACAAAGTTGTCATTATCAAGGTTGACAATACAGACAATAGGATTAGATCCGGCGTCACCGGGAAGGCCTATACTTTCCTCACTTAGCCCAATCTCCTGGGTCTCCCCGTTCATAAAATCATCCCCATCCATCGTAACCCCAAACGATAGTGTGCCGGATTCGATTTCGTCGGGCAGATTGTCTAAATCCGTCTCGTATTTGAATCTTGTATACCCTTTAAGTGTCGCCATTGCGTAACCTTTCTTTTTCCTTAAATGCCTGTTTTACCAATTTAATTATTTCATCCTTTCTCTGTTTCACTGTCCACTTTTGACCATTGATTAAATATATATTAGTATCACCTGTATCAGCAGAACTTATATTGCATATATAATCATAATATATTGTTAGATCATCCCATTCAACATCATTAAATCCTCAGGCTTAGGATCTATTCCAAGTCCCTCAAAATCAGGCTGATCTTCGCCCTTAAATGCTGCTGTTAATGTTACAAACATTATGCTACCTGCGTTTGTTGTTGTTGCCATGACTGCCAGGCGAGTTGTACGTACCGGTTCGCCTGACTTGTAGTATAAGAAATATACCGGGGAGTCAAATCCCTTGAACGCGAGGTTACCAAAGATCCCATAAGCTGTGCAACTTCCGGATCCTGAATCATGCGAGGCTTTACAGGGTCCTCTCTATCCATCCCCCACTCGGAGGGCTGTCGCATCACATACAACCTTGTACACCCATCAAACGGGTGCGGTTTAGCCGGCAGGGTTGAAGGGTAGTAAATACCCGGTCCCAGCCCGTGAAAGTCGTACCGCTCAAAAACATCGCACACATCAGGCGCACTTCTTAAACCGCTGTGTCTGCCCGACGTCTGCCATTTAAGGCCCTTATTTACCGGGTTGCGCTCGGCGGCCACGCGTTCGCCCTCGTGGATAGCTACATCGATCTCGGTCTGCGCTATCCTTCGGGCGTTGAACATCTGCCGGCGCATAGCCTCCGAAAATCCAACTTCGTCCGGTATTTCTTCCATTCGAGCCGATATAAGTTCGGTAAGTGAAATTCCTTGCTCATCGGCTATATTTTGCAAGGCTTTAATGTCGGGCGCATCACCTAATGATAGAAGCCGCGCTATCCTGCGGGTCGTCTCCTGCCAGTCACCGCTCTTGATACCCCGCTCAATAAGATCCGACAAAGGCCCCGACAAAGCACTTGAAATGCGCGAGTTCTGCAAGGTCTTAAAAGAATTAACTACATCAATACCACGCCGGGTAAACATACCCTCTAAAGCATCAATGTTAAATCCTTCAAACGAGTAATTGATATTCACGCCCGCCTGGGATGAAGCCTGCTTTATAAGCTCTTCGTGCAGACGTCGCACCCCGGATATTGCCTGATCGGCCTGCCGTTTGACGATACCATCCACTCCGCTGCTCCATCGCTGTATCGACGAGATGATCTCTCGCCTCAGTCGCCCGGCTGCTTCGGGCGATATGTCCCCGGTCCTGAGCTGCCGAAGTACGCCACGGAGTTCAGCCACCCACCGTCGAATGATACGCTCCTCCAATCCAGAAGTAGAACGGCGAGATATAAGACGCCGGCCTCGAAGAATCTTCTGTTGATATGCATTTGGATCAAAGGGCATTAATTATATTTTTTGGCATAAATTAAACCTTGCAGGGCAAGGTCAGCTGCCGTTAACAATATCTTTAAGCTCTCGGTCAAAATCAGATGATCTTGTCTTTCGGGCCTGCCTGCTTTCAATGACTTGCTGGAGTTCCTCTTCTTCGTAATTGATATTGTAATGATCCAGCCATTCTTTGACCGCATCCAGAATAGCCGTCTTGTCAGCAGGAACCGTTTCCATTCCAAACAAGCCATCTTTAAGTGCGGTAATACGTTTCTCCACGTCTATCGGCATAAAGTCGGTCGTACGCTCTACTTTAGCCTGTCCCCAAATCTGTCGGTTTGCCCCCATTTCCTCAACTGTAACCTCTTCACCCGACATGTCGAAGCTGCGCGCTGGGAAATAGGTTTGCTCGGTTATCCAGAACGCGAAGTTCTCGGCCTCGTCAACCGTGCCGGCCAATAGTTGCAAAAACGCCCCAATACCTTTGCTAAGGTCTTGCCGAACTTCGGTCGCCGTGCGCTCGCGGGCCGAATCCGAGTACTGCTGAAATGCTACATATAAGAAATGCTCTACCTTTTGTTTGAGGCTCTCCTGTAGCTTCTCTGCAGGCGCTGTCGCCGGGGCGATGTAGTCATGGGTATTACTTGAATCCGGATCATTCTGCAACACACTTGACCCTTCCTTAAGTTTTTCCACCACCTTTTCGTAAAGCTCATCCTTCCCAACCACGTTAAGGCGCGGGAAACAAGCTACCCACTCCAAAAAGTCTTTGGCAGACTCCTTGTTAAATATAGCGTTGTTCTTTTTGGCGAGGTTATACCCTACATATCTTCGAAGGGGCAGCTTAAACCGGCGAATAGGAAGCGTCTGATTGCCGTTGCTGTCCTCGTAATAGTAAGGGCCACCGTCAATCTCCCGTATCGTAACCTCATCATCCTTTCGCGGGTCATCAAAGGTCTTTACTTCCCTTTTGTACTGCGTCCATCCGTCAAGGAAATACACAAAACAACAATCCTCATATTCGGCCAAATCCTGTATGCTACTACGATCATATATCTGGTCACGTACCTTCACCTGAACAAGACGCCCACTTTCATCATCCACCCAGTCTATAACATCCACCGGGTTTAGCAGGCGTGTGCGAGTCGGCATATCCCGGCGCCCCTGCCCTTCGACAAGGACCCAAAGCCATTGATTCACGACAAGATCAATAGTAGCCTGTTTCCACAATGTTCCCCAATTCATGCCCCGACCGTCGGCATTCTGTTGTATGGCGTGAGCTATCGTATCGGCTTCATCCGGGTCTCCAAGCCCGTCGTTTTGCCCCTCATCCTGCCACACCCGTATAGTCTTATCATCTACCGCATACAGGTAGCCAGCCAGCGTATCGGCTATGTGGCCAAAAAAAGGCGTGTAGTCAGATATATTCTTTCGTTCCTCGTAAGCTTCGCTAGCCTCGCCCATTGCCCGCTTTTGCAGGTAAGTATCCAGCTTATCCAATATTTCGGCGTTATAATGATCCTGTGTGTAAACCCATTTGGGTTCCCATTCATTGTAGACAGGGTGTGTAGCATCAAACCAATGACTCATAAGTGTACGGTATCGCCGCCCTTTGTAGTTGTATGTTTATCTTCCAGGTAGCTGCAAATATATCGCATTGCATCACAATGATGAAAAGACTGCTTATCTTCTATCTTTTCGGTCGGTTTGTTCTGATCGTCAAGCTCCCGGCTGTATGACTCCAGGTCGCTTATTAGTTCCTTCAGGTCGTCAAATACAATAAGCCTACCTGCCTTAAATAACGAATATACGCGGTCAATACCAACCTCAACATCTTTTATCGGCGGTTTATGAATATACAACCTACCTGCCTTAAACTCATCTCGCCACTGGTCTTCGCTCCAACTTCCCCCGTAAGCCGTGTATCCGTTGCGCGATCCCGTTATCGATTTTGCGTGTTCGGCAGCTGTCTTACCCCCATCCTTGTAACTGTCATAAGCATACAGGGTATGGTCTTCATGGTCCTCTGCTATATACACACACACGGTATTAACCCCTCCGAAGTCAAGTCCTATATACCTTTTCCATCCCGGCGGCACGCTAAAACGCTTACACTTGTTTTTCTCGTCAAAACAGTCGTAGATCATACCAGCCGGCCGCTCAAAGATTCCTTTGTACATCATATTAAACTTCCAGCGTGGCATATGATCTTGCTGACGGCGGTATTCCTCTTCGGGAAATGCGGGGTTTGTCAGGCTGTCGAACTGTATAAGTTCAATATATTCGCCGTCGGCCTTGTCGTGTATTTCGCTTTTAAGCCATCCTAAAACGTACGGAGTGGTGGTTATAAGTGCTCTTCCCTGGTGGATACTAAGGCGGCGTATGATAGCTTCCCAACTACCATACTTGAATTTCTTCTGCCCGGCCTCGTCAAGCCAAGCTGCTTTAGCCGTTGCGCTTTCCAGAGAGTCGGGGTCCTGTGCGTGTCCGAAAAAGATATTGGCCTTTATCCCCCCGGTGTCAAGCTGGAATATACGGTCTCCTTTTTGGTAATTGCCGAACGGGTCAAATATCTTCAGGAATTCAGGTAATACTTTCTTCTGCATCAGCGGATAAGTAGGCGCCGCAACTATATAATCCCCCTTGCCTTTGCGCTTTATTTCGTTCTTAAGCCATAGAGGACCTGTTACCGTCTTGCCTGATTGGGTTCCTGCCAGAAGTAATATAAAGCGTGCGGTACTGTTTAAGGCCTGCCATTGGCCTTTATGAGCCTTAAATACATACTTGTCGTCTCTAATCTTCTGTATCGGGTTCATACTCTTCGGTAAGTGCGTCAAACAGGGATACATTCAGGTCGCCCCCCAAGTCTACCCTGTCGCCGTAGCCTCTTTGCCGTCCTTTTGTGCGCAGGTAGAACTTCAATGCTTTAAAATGGTCTTTGTGGTCTTTGTCCCCTACAAGCTCCATCAGCCGGTTTTCGGCCTTGTCCAGATTGGCCTCGTTTACTGAATCGTATTCCTGTTTTACCTTGTCGCTTTCTGTAATGCGATTGTGGACAGTTGTACGCGAACATCCCAAAGAACGCGCCGCAGCTGATATATTCCCCTCTGTCTTTTCAAGAGCGTCTATTATTTGCTTGTCAGTGTATGCCATCGCGTGCGAATGTCCAATTTGTCAGGCCCCATGATAGACCAGTTCTGTTATGATGATGTACAATACCATTATTGAAATTATAGAACCTATTATAATATACATTAATTCCTAAACCTGCTGATATACATTAGAGCACGTTCAAATATTTGCCTTGTTATATCTATCCAATCTGTTGCTACTACAATGTACCCCTTCCAGCTCTTTTCGTTTACTTCTGTAGACGTAATCTTGCATATTTCTTTCCCGTCTTTGTCATGAACTATGATATTTTCAAAGTTTTCTTTTACGGGCATATCAGTTCAGCATTTCTTGCGGGAATTCTACATCTTGTTCCTGTTCCCATTTTATTTGATCTGCTACGTCCTGTATGGTGTCTTTATACCCGTTCCAGTCCTTGCATGCCCTCCACCCCTCATTGAAGCCGTCGCGGTATCCTATGCGGTTACCCAGGTAGGCGGCGGCACAATATCCAGCTAGTGTTCCAAGTATAGCAAAAAAGTATGTCATACCTAATTATAGTTAAATTCAGGGTTAATTGCATGTAGATCATAATTTAGACAGAACAAGTATTGCCAACCCCAATAGTACGATTCCTATCAGGATCGCTATCCAGTCGCCGGGGCGCATGTGTAGGTTTATTCCTCGCATTTTTGCTCCTTCACCATTTATTGATCTGTAATAATAATATCTATAAGTAGAGTCGAAACCATCTTCCATACTTCCTATACAATTCCCTACCTTAAATGCCTCTGGATCAATGGGATTAGATGCCCCATCACGAGTTTTAACACATAAATCACCAATTTCTGCTCCAGCCCGCCTCTCCTCATATTCTATTTCGTCAACTATCCCCCACCCCCTCGGTCTGTTACCTATTGCGTCCGGGTTTACTCCGAATTTTTTAATTACATCTTCCTTATCCATATCTCCTCTGTTTGGTTTCAGTTCTTATGATGTTATACATAAATATATCTTCCGGATTCCTTTTCTTTTAGGTACCACCTATAACTTATATCATCGTTTTACTTTATCACCGGATGCAGGATAATATGATGTTATTCAAACAACGGGCTACTTGCCTTTAAGTTCAAGAACAACGTTTCCAGATTTTGTAATCTGCTGGACCTGAAATACAAGCCCATTGATTTCGACTTCTTTCCCTTTTTCGGGCAAGTTGCCAATTGTCCCGCTATCTACTTCACCAGATTTTATTTTTGAACTAAGTCTATCAGATAGTTCATCAAATTCTCCGGTCGTTGCTTCTAATATTTCTCCGTCTTTTCGTGTCTGCATAATTAGTGCCTCGTTGTTTGAATAACAAGCAAATCAAGCTGACCGGCTACAAACCTGTCAAATATCATTACCTGTAATTAGTGTTTTAGTTTAAATAAAATTCATATTCAGTTATCCCCAAAATGTTCGGTTAAGTCTGCGCACCGTATCCGTTCGGCTGCCTCGATACATGCGTAGTCGTGTCCCGGATGTCCGAAGTCCCCTAAAATCATCGCAAGTTCCCGGTTATCCATGTTGCGTACCTTGTCCATCATCTGCATTTCCTAAGAAAGCCGTTCAATAAAATCCTTTGATGGCTCATCTTCCCATTCGTTTATTTTGTTTGGTCCGCTCACTTATCCTCCTTCACTTCAAATTCGATTACCCACACCCAGGGATTGCTTTCCCAGCTGTACCCTCTATCTGCGTTGATGGAATCCCAAAGCTCATGAAACAATTCTTTAGAAGTCATAATGGTCTTCCCAAGGCTATCATCTACGCCTTCTGCCTGAGCATCTTTATTTGATATATCCTGCACCCGCTCCACGCGGACATCAGTTACAAGTAGTTGAATGCGGGAGGCCCCGCGTGGCATGTGAATAGATGGCTTCCAAGGCATATATCCTTTGTCTTCGTACTCCTCTGCAAGCCGTTCAGACAGATCGATCTCCTTATAATGCCCTTCTACGGGCCACATCCGACCAACATTGACTTTATTTCCCGTTTTGTATTCTACAGTCCATTCTCCATCGTCCGGATCTTGCCTAATCGGCTTCCATGTCTCACGTACCCAAAGTTCATCGCCGGGCTTACCGTATGGGCAGTTTAATTTATGTCCTCCCCACTTATCTCCGTCGTCATCCTCACTATAGCACAAAAATTCCTGGTTGTCCTCGGACCAGTACGGGTCACAAAATCCATCTTTAAGCTTAATAACTCTACGCGTCTGCGTCTTTCGCCCGTCCAGGATAGCACGGATCATTTCGCTGTTAAAAATGATCGGCTTTTCGTTTACTTCGGTTGTGGTTGTCATACCGTTACCTCCCGTGCATCTATTACCGTTCCGTCGTCGAAATGGGATTGGTCGAAAGGGTAGACGCCGAGATCAAGCAGATTAATATCAATAATCCCTATTTCTGAATTTGCTATACATTCCTTTGTGATAATTTTAATTGCTCCTTGTCTTGTCACCTCCTCATAATATGTTTTACTATCTGCACCTAAATGAGCCATCAATTCCTCATCCGTCATGCTTTCTATAGGGCGGGCGATGAGAGTGCAATATACAATCCTGATTGTTTCTGTATCCTTCTCATCTTCAATATGTCCAATAATCATATCGCCACAGATGCCAACTATATCCCAGTCCCATCCCCCAGGGTCCCTGAACTTAAATTTTCCATTCGCAAATAGATGCGGATAATCTTTCCATTTCATATCTCCTCCTTTATCTCGTGTTTACGTATATATACAGTTTCTCTTTAAGCTCCTTCGCTATCCATTCATAATCACTTATAATCGCCTTGCCTTATAGGTGTATCTATTGCTTCATCAACACCCCATCCTCTATCCAGTCGCATATAAATAGCATTATAATGATCCATTAATCCTTTATCTCTTAGGAGCAATGTTAGAGGCATTTCCTCACCTTTATACATAACTACCTTTGTATTTCGTCGATTTGCATTATTAACCCTTTGTGTTACAAATCGGCAATTTTCAGGGAAATATCCTTTATTATTATCGATCCTATCGATTGTTAATTCTTCACTATAACCATTGCCCATAGCCCATTCTTTAAATGATAAATAACTATTTTCCCATTCATCACACATATCAATACCCCTATCATGGTACAAGTGTGACTCTGAATGATATGGTTTTGACCTTGTTTTCATGCCACGCCAAATATTATATAACTTCGTTCCTACTTCCCCATGATGTTCTCCAATAATACAGCCACATGACCTTACTCTATTATGTCTTAAATGTGATAATCTAACCTTTGTTTTATTACCGCAATCACATTTGCACAAAAAGGCACGTTGTTTCTGTCCAGATGGTTGTATGAATTCCTTTACTTCTTTTACGACAGTCAACTTGCCATATCTTTCACCAGAATCGACGCTAATTCTTTTACCCATTTCGTAAACTTTACATTATTTTTGTGTAATTTACACAATGGTATTACCATCCTCAAGCTCTTCGAGCTTTTTCTTATACTTTTTTGCTATTCTCTCGTAATCAGCTTGTGTCCTCTTGCATTTCATTCTCGATTTTATGTAAAGCTGTTTTGCCACATCTTCACCATACCGTTCTTCAATGTATTTTTGATGTACTAATTGATTCCCATTGTGGAACCTATTTTCTTGTCTTGACTGAGCATGGCAATTTCGTTCATCATATCGTGTAGCTTCAAACCTACGTGATATATAATGACCCGCATCAGCATTTTTCCAATGTATCCATTTACCAGATGTGCAACATTGAACAATCCCTCTATGGTCGGCATCCCTCTTTCTGATATACTTAGAAAAGTATCGGTCGGCCTTTTTCTTTGCGTGCTTTTTGGATTTACTTGCTCTCATATCTTAATATGTTCGAACAATTCTTTTTGCTGTCCAAACTCACCGGCCGCTACTTTAATGTTCTGTTCTGCTATATTATAATAGCTCGGTTTTAGCTCAGCCCCAATAAAAGACCGACCCATCTTCAATGCAATATATCCCTCACTGCCAATACCCATAAACGGGCTACTCACTATATCACCTTCATTGCTCCACAGGTAAAGCGCTCGGCGTATTACATCCAATTGTAAGGGACAAATATGCTTCTCGTCTCGTTCGCCCCTTGCCTGCCGGTAATCCAATACATCCGACTGGTTTATATCCATCCAAACTGGAGAAGCTATCTTTTGCCATTTTTCAACAGGAAAATCTTCTGGTCGGTGTCCTACCGGATCTGGATTATCTCCGGGTTTTCTCATTGTCACAATATAATCAGGAATACCCTGCCTGCTCATTGCAGAATCTTTTTTAAGCTGCTTCCATAAAAGTCCTAATGCCTTTGTGCGCTGCATAGCAATAACGGGATCTTTCCAGATTGTTACTTCGGAGTGATAGATAAATCCCTTTTCTTGAAACAGGCGTATAAGGTCGCCCCTAAAATCTCGTATCCCTATGTACCCGTCAAAAGCTTTCGAAGTAGGCAGGTTCATGCAGTGAAAGCTTAGGAGCCTACCCGGTTTTGTCACCCTATATAATTCTTCTGCCAAATACCCAAAATGTTCAAAAAACTCTTCATCGGTCCGGGAATTACCCATATCTCGCTCGCTGTCAGAATACGTATAAAGTGACGAAAAAGGAGGAGAGAAAATAGAATACCCGATTGATTCATCTTCAAGATCCCGATAGACCTCCACGCAATCACCAAGGTATATATCGTACCGATCCCCATGCGCCGACGTCCTGTTATATGATGAGGATTCTGTAGATAGTCCTTTGTTTTCGCTTATTACTTTTGGCATAAACTCCTTTACCATTTGGTTCATCTTTTGAGCGTTCTCATCTTTGCGCTTTATGTTTTCTATAACTCTACCCTCACGTATGGACGTTATGATCTTGACATCAACATCTTTATCCTGGCCAAATCTCCAGCATCTCCTCACAGCCTGATAGTACTGTTCATAAGAATCCGACAGCCCGACAAATATCATCTTATTGCAGTGCTGCCAGTTCATGCCAAATCCTGCGATAGACGGTTTGGTAACGAGAACTCTTATATCGCCATCAGCAAAACCAAGCATTGCTTGTTCTTTATGAGTGTCCGAGTCAGCCCCTTTTATCTCTACAGCGTCCGGTATTGATTCCGTGAGTGCCTTAGATTCCCTATTTAGGTTACACCATACCAATACCGGATCATCCGTGCTGTTGGCTATTTCTGCTGCCTTATTTACTCTCTCTTTAAGTGATTCCTTCCGGGCGTTCCTACGTTCGGTCATCGTCACCGCAACTTCATGAAACAACCCGTCCCGTTTCATATTTTCAGGATGAACCTGTATGTTTTCTTCACTCAGTTCAGGCAGCTTAAACCGCCCATCACCATACCCCAAATCTGATGGCTGTTCTACAACCGCCGCCCATTGAGCAACGAACTTCCAAAATTCCCTTTCGGCATGTTGTTTTAGCCTCCATTTTTGGGTATTGGATGAATCGTGTATGAAGTATTCTGCCAGCATTTCTTCACGACTGCATATCCCTAAAAACTCTGAATGGTTTCCTAACTCCATGAAGTCATTAGGTGAAGGTGTCGCACTACATGCAAGCCGGTAATCATAATGCTGGAATGATTCAATAAGCTGGTTTCGTGTCTTTGATGTGTAGCTTTTCAGTATGGAGCTTTCATCCAATACAATACCTCCAAAATAATACAGGTCAAATTTATGAAGCTTTTCATAATTTGTTATCGAAATCCCCTGCTGCACTTCTTTCTGGTCTGATACGATGTTTACATTGGGAATATTAAATTTACCTGATTCTCTTAGTGTCTGTTGTGACACAGCAAGAGGAGCTAACAAAAGAACAGATTCCCCGGTATTTTTAAATACCTGATGTGCCCATTCAAGTTGCATAGGAGTTTTACCAAGCCCGCAATCAGCAAATATGGCCGCTCTCCCATTCTTTAGCGCCCATAAAACCAGGTCCTTTTGGAATCCAAACAACTTATCGTTTAATTCTTCCCGATCTATTTCAAGTCCTTTAGGTTGTACTTTCTTTAGCTTTGTCTCTAAGAAGTCTGTGTATTTCATCCTCTTTTGTTTTGAACATTCCAGGTCCAAACAACGTTTTTAGGATGCGTACTAACAGCGTATCTGTCGCAACGATGGCACCCAGCCGATGTTTGACCTATTTTTATCTTGTCCTGTTTTCCGCACTGTTTGCAAGGGTTAATATGTTGTTTCATCCAAGTCATTCAAATAATTCATTATCGTTGTGTGATGCCTGCTTTAGTCATACCCCCACACCCTTCAATCCAAAATATATCTTTTCGGCGGCGCTGGCCGACACCTTCCCGTAATACCCGTGCAACAGATCTTCAATGACACTGCCCTCGTATTTGACCAAATCGTATATGTCCTGGGTCGGCATCTGCATCGACAACCGGCAAATCTCGGTTCTGGCCTTCCGGTGATACTTGTAGCGCTTGGGTACCCGCTCCCCTTCAAGATAGTGCAGGTAGGGAATCTCCTCACGGGTCAGCGTGCCGTCGCGTTTCTTTTTGCGCAGCTCCAGCAGCTTCCGTTTGTCGTACTCCTTATCGGATAGCCCGCTTTTGGGTATTCTCATCTTCGAGGTATACTTGCCGTGGGTGCTTATGCCGGGTTTGGTTGGGGTCATTTTGTGCTCCAATATTCTTTTTCTTGTAAATATGAGTCCTTCCATATTTCAAATAATTCGCTTCCTTCTTCATATGGATTTTGATCTACTTTAGTACCCATCCTATAATCTACAGCACCTCGTTTTTCCGCTAATTTTCTCAGCCTTTCCCTATCCATTCCTTCCCTTAGTTCCGATAAATTCATTTCTTCACTCATCTTCTACTCCTTTAGTTAAGAGCCGGGTAACTTACCCCAGCCCGGTTGTGGTTGTGCCGGAAGCAGGATTCGAACCTGCGCCTCCGGGTTATGAGGCCGGCGGCTTATCCGTTTGCCCTACCTGCATGAAATATTAAGGGTGCGGCCTATGGCGATTGAACATCCAGGTTTCGCAACTTTATAGAGCGCTTTTAACTGGACTACACATCGTTCCTGCCACCTATGATCGGTTTCCGCACCCCGAAGTCGGGTTTAGCACCCTGGCTTCAAATAAGTATGTCAATCCTCGGTAGCTTCCGGCTTGGGTGCCTTCGAGATATCTAGGTAGTATTCTTCACCTTCCTCGAAGAATCCTTGTGCAGATGGATTATCGATCTGCATTTCAAGCTCCCCATAAGGGGTCGCTTCGGAGAATTGGTTGTTCTCTTCGTTATCCTTATCGTCGGTGCCATAGACTGCACCCAATTGAGCCATTTCACTGTTTCCGTTATCCTCTACTTTCCGGCAGAAGAATTTTGCTCTTAGTGTATAAGACATATTTTTTTGATTTAGGTTGTTAGTAAGGCCCGGGGCAATACAGCCCCGGGCACGGGTTTTCTCTACAGTACGGCCCCCGGACACATGGGCTTACGCTGTTATCGGTGGTCTGGCTATTCCGCCACTCCGGCTTGTAGGGTGCAGTCAGGGTTTGGCAGTATAGAACCACTTCCAAGTTATCAGCTTGGCCCTCCTGCACCCATATTCAGTATATCAAATTAGTAGAGCGGTAGGACAGCATCCCCCGATCAATTACGGGGCAGCCCACGGGCCTTGTGGCGCATGGGAGGAACGTTCCTGCTGCCCTCCGCTCATTATGTCAAAGCTCCCGGCCCGCCGTCAAACAGGCCGGGGCATCGGGATGTATGGGGGAAATTATACCTTGTTCCAGTCTACGTTGATTTTCGTTTCATTCTTATCAATGTCATATTCACCAACTTCTATATATTTGATACATATATCATATTCGAATTCTTCTTCAATCTCATCCAGTTTCTCTTGTATAAGAGGCTTCAATACCTGCTCTACCTCTTCCCGATATTGCTCTACGGTTATTGTGCGACCATCTTGTGTATTAATCATACCGTTACCTCCCGTGCATCTATTACCGTTCCGTCGCCAAAATGGGATTGAGGACCGGGATAAACTTCTAAATCCAATAGGCATATCATATTATCCATTCTCATTGTTCCTTGATTTGCAGTAACCTCAAGTACTTCCCGAAACTCCTTTAAGTCTGGTGAAAAATGATGTTCATAATTCCATTTGTGTATTCTATTTAACTCCCTATCCGTCATGCTTTCTATAGGGCGGGCGATTAATTTGGCGGTCTTTAGTAGTTCCTCATCTTCTTTTAACCACCCCAACACATTTGCACTAAAATTACAAACCCTATCTTTCATCACCCTTTCAAGATAGTTTAGAGACTTAGAATTTAATTCTATCTTAAACTTCCCATTCGCAAATAGGTGCGGATAATCTTTCCATTTCATATCTCCTCCATTTCTCCGGTTATCTCGTCTATTTTGTACTGCTTGCGTATTTCAGGCCTTATAATTATTGAACAGTCATATTCCATATGCCTCAGTATGCGGTCAATAAACACTTTCCCTTCATCCAGGGTGTACGAGGACGTTTCCCGAACGTATAACAGCTGCTCGCCCGTCTCCGGGTCTCTAAACAATTTGTTGATACCGTATTTCTTTTTCAGATAGAACTTAGCTTCTTCCGGGCTTAACCCCATTTCCTTCCCGTACACATCGAAGCATACGTGCATGAAGGCGTTCTGTAGGTTCGTGCGGGTCTGCTTCCACTCTTCGATTGAAGCCCCGTATTCGCCATCCTCAAGGCTGCCAAGGTATTTAAACAGCCGCTTCCGTCCTACAGTTATCTTGCCGTCCTGCTTTTGGAAGTATATCGGCTTCATGCAGCTACCTTTTCAAGTTCAATATCAAACTCTTTCGCTTTCGGTATCACTATGGTTTTCCAAAATTCAATACACCGATCTTCAATCATCGAAATAATTTCTTCATCACGATCAACTCGTTGCACATACATTCTAAGATCTTTCGGGAATCTCGGGTCATAGCTTATAAAGTCGCACCACTCGCGTCCGGTTATCCACATATAGCCCTGCATCTGGTTCATGTAATTTGATACCTGCGTCCCATCTCGAAGGTTCGCCAGATGCCACTTACGCCGCGGGCATTTTATTTCAATGAGTCCGTCATCTCCTACAAGCCCGTCCGGTTCGCCAGAAACATAATCGTATTCGTGGTGCCATATACGTTTTTTTTCTGGCAGTTCAATATAATTATAGCGCTCATATAAAAGCACGGCATCAGATTCCAATTCTGTTCCCCGCTTCATATCCCAGGATTCGTACTCATCAGAGAAATCTACCCCAAGAATCCGCATGACTATTTTGTCCGCGTAGGTTTCCGCACCTGCCCCAAGCCCTGATTTAGCCATCAGGCAATCAAGCTGCGAGGGTGATATGGTAGCTGGTCTACTCATCTTTCCCATTCTTTATCGATGCCAGTTCCCGCTTCTGTTCGTCCGTAAGCTCGTACATAACCGTCGCCTTACCTACCGACATTCTTCCAAGCCTTATCGATTCCTTAACCATCTCAAATTCTTCCTCATCTACAGGCTCACGATCTTGCAGGTCCTTGTCTACTGTGAACGGCTTGATGTCCTTTCGGTTGATATCGGCCCCAAAGATACGACCGATTTTGTGGCAGGCATCCTTTATAGCAATCGTCTCCGCAATAGGGGCACTCATTGGCACGGCCCCGCGTTGTACGTTGCTCATATCCGATTTTAACGTACCTGTTTCTGTCTGCGTTTGCAGCTCGTCGGCCCCAACCCCGTCCTGCCATTCCCATTCGTTCGTGACCGGATGAAAGTAGTGAACACGAACCGTAACTTGGATAGCATTCATCAGCATCTTTGTTTCCTTCACTTCAATACGGTATCGTTTGAAAAGACGCTTGAGCATCAATTCCACCTTGTCGATAGGTATGTAAAGATGCCCTTTTATATAGGGGTGTTCTTTTACCCATTTCTCCGGAGGGTCCTGGTTGACAAGCCAGTTAAACTCGTCAGTCTTTTTTGCAAGCTCTTTGTCTTGTGTCAGTTCTGCTATAGTTGGTAGGTTACTCATCTTTACCCTTGTTTATCTTTTCAACTCCTTCGATTAGGTCCCGGAATTTCTGCATCCCAAATCCTTCCTCACTTAATAGCTCATAGGCATCTTTCAGAGCATTAAAGTACTTCGAATCGTTGGCCGCTTTGTTGGCTACTTCATATACTTTACTCATCTTTTATACCCCACATATCGTATTTTCTTAATGTGTTTTCAAGTTCAAGAAGCGCAATCAAATAATGCCTCCATAATTTCAGGTACGGCAGATATGGCACGGGCGTTTGTTCTTCTACCAGACCACGTGCATATATATCCGTTCGTCTCATTCCCTATTATATTCTGGTCCTCAATTTTCCACGGAGTCGGTGTTATTTTCGGCTTTTTCATACAAACCTCGATGGATGTGAAAGGTTGCGGTTTGTCTGCTCGATGTCCTCTTCGTGCTGTCGCTCATCCCGCACACGTCGCTTGACCGGCGTTGTCACATCATCAATGATACACTTGACATGCTCTACAAGCGCCTCGATAACGGACTCCTCACTTGTCACCCGTTCGGCTAATTCTTTATCCGGCAGCCATACGTCAGGATTTGCGAAACCAGGAGGGAAACGCTTGTAGTTGTCAATGTGGTGGTTGTAGGATTTCTCCACCACTTTCTCTGCCTCCCTACGTATGAGGTCATGCAAGTCTTTTCGTGTTTTTTCTGTCCAGTATCCGCTTTCGTCTTTCATATCTCCTCCTCTTTTTTATCTTCCCACAGCCCCCAGGTGCTGAATGCGTGATACGACAGGTAGCCGAAGAACCCTGCCGTAAAAAGCACAAGCAGGGTGATCTTTAGCACATGCCACATCGTAGCAAGCATAGCATCTTCAACAACTTGGGTTAGTTCATTTTCCATTGGGTATCTCCTCTGTAAATTCCTCCAGCTTTTCTATAATCATTTCAAAAGGAATAATATCACGGCATATTTCAGCCGACTTTTTAAGCAACTCCTTTTTAGCATAAGCATCAGCAGCATCAGCATCAGCAGCATCAGCATCAGCAGCATCAGCAGCAGCAGCAGCAGCATAAGCAGCAGCAGCATAAGCAGCATCAATAGCAGCAGCATAAGCAGCAACAGCAGCAGCAGCAGAATCAGCAGCAGCAGCATCAGCAGCAGCAACAGCAGCAGCAGCATAAGCAGCATCAGCATCAACAGCAGCAGCAGCAGCAGCATCCAATTCCTGCCTTGTCGCCCGGCCCTCAGCGAAGGATTCGGCCACATCAAGGGCTTTTAGTGATCGCTCATCCTCCATTAGGTGCTGCACA